AGACGATAACTACAAGGCATTAGTGAAAGAGCTAACACGACACGTAGAAAGTGGTCCTGAAGTTGTAAAAGTATCAAGACGTATGGATAAAACTAATACCTTAGGAGATGTAGTAATAGATAAGTCTGTGAAAGCAACCAATGCTTTATTTGATTTATTTATGTCAGCACCTACAAATAAATTATCAAGGTCTCCTGCATTTAAACAATCTTATTGGAGAAGAGTTGCAGATGCAGCAAATGGATTAGAACCTAGGGCTTTACAAAAAGTATTAATACAAGCAAGAAAAGCTAAAGTCGATAGAAAAATAATTAAAAGATTAGAAAATACTCCAGGAACTGTTGGAGGCATAACAGAAGATGCTCTTACACAGTTTGATGAGTTAGCAAAATCATTTGCTTTAACAGATGTACAAGAACTTTTATATGACATTAATAGACGTTCACAATTCTCTGAAGGATTAGAGTTATTATTTCCATTCGCTGAAGTACATAAAGAGATAGCAAAAACATGGACAAATTTACTTAGAAATAATCCAACAAAGTTAAGAAAGATGTACATTACTGTGGATAGCTTAAAAGAAAGCGACCCATTTAACTTTGATGTATTAGGTGGAGATTCATCTGACCAATCAAGTAGTTTTATATACACTGACCCATTAACAAATGAACAAGTGTACGTTATACCTGTAGCAGACCCAGTGTTAAATAATATATTTCAAAAAATAAATAATGATTTTTTTATTGATTCTAAGCCTTCTACAAGTCAAGAAAATATAAATAATACTTTGCAAGGTAATGACCCTATAAACAACGAATTTATAAAAGAAGGTATGCCAAAAGTAGGAGCAGATGTAAGAATGAGAACTGTAGGTTTTACATCATCAGCAAACATTGTTGCAGGTGGGATTATACCTGGAGTAGGTCCTGCAGTACAAATACCTGCAAGGTTTCTATTGCCAAATGATAAAGAGAAATCAGCAATATATGAAACTATATTTCCTTTTGGTAAAGGTGACACTATATCTAATTTCGTTCCATCTTGGGTACAAAAGATTTTTGGTGCATTTGAAGCAGGAACAGACGAATGGAATAGAGCATACTCAAACACAGCTAAAGATATGTTAAGAGCAAAAATACTATCAGGAGATATTGTAATAAATAGTGAAGATGATTTATTAACAGCATTAAGAACAATTAAAAGACAAGCAACTTTTATGACATTTATGAGAGGTGCTATTCAAGGTGTATCTCTTACTGGTGGTAGTTTTAGATATGAAGCTGCAGTATCACCAGGTGGTGATTTACATGTGAACCCTGCCCGTGCAAAAGAATTAGGCTTAGACCCTGAGGGCAGATACTTTGCATTTAACGTATTAGCAAATGCTTACTACAGAATATATGCAGAAAATAAAGGAGACCAAGTTGCAACAGTACAAGAGTTTTCTAGTTTGTTTGGTTACGACCCTACTGCTTTACTTATATCAAAGTCTAAAGAAATTACAAGAACTCCTTATACAGTAGAGGGTATAGACTTTGCAAATACTGATAAAGAAACTCAGTATGCTTATGAAAAATATCCAAATGTTGCTTACTATTTAACACCTGATGTACCTATAGATGAGTTTAGTTATGAAGCATTTATTAACACATTTGATGAAGATAACATTACTGGTATGGTAGCTAGACAAGACTTAACACTAAAAGACTGGGCATTATTATATAATCAAGTCGCAGGAAAGTTTGCTATAGAAAACCTAAGAAGAAATGTATCAACACCAGGACAAAGAGGGTATATTCAAAGCGATAAAGTAAGAAACGAAGTTCTTAGTAGAGCTAATCGACAAATGGTTGAAATATTTCCAGGGTATGATGTAATGCCTAGAACTATAGGAACTGCAGACTATGACCAACTAGAGAGAGAATTAATAAGAATGATAGAAGACCCAAATATACCACAAGATTATGAAGTGGTACTTGCAACAAAAATATATATAGAATCGCTTAATACATTTAGACAAGGACTTATGAAAAAGCAAGGAAGTCCTAATGTTTCTGATAAAAACTATTTTGGGTATGAAGCTAGAAGAGCATTAGAAGAAAAAGCTAGAGAGTTGTATACTAGGTACCCTGAATTTTATTATGTATACAATGATATTTTTAGACCACAATTACAAGAAAATGTTAGTAAACTATTACAAGAAGGAGCAGGTTTACCGTGAAATATGAAGACATAGATAGCATAAGTGATGTAATACAGTATTTAGATGGTGGTAATACTCTTACTGGGTCGCAGGCTTTTGCTTTATCTAAGAAACTTAATATTGATTCTAGGCGTATTGAAAGGCTAATTGAAGGAAGAAAACAAGTTAGTGATAGACAACAACAACGGGAATTTGCAGAAGCAAATGCAGTAACAGGTCCTGAGATAGTAGGCGTTAACGACATAGATGATATAGCAAGACTTGCAGGACAAGGTAAAACATTTAGTGAATATCAGATATGGGCATTGTCAAAGTCACTTCAAGTCTCTGAAGGAGAAGTTAATAATGCTATAGAACAAGGATATGCACAAGTAGAAGGTGATGTAGCTGATGGATTTGCAGGAAGACTTACTGGAATAGGAGGAGGCACTGGATATATAGGAGGAAAACCAGGTGATACCTTAGGAGGGGTTGGTCCGTTATTAGACCCAGATACTGTTTCTTTTGTTAGTCCGTTATCAGAAGAAGACCTAGATGCAATACCTCCTGCACCTCAATATATATTTGGAAGTCCAGGTGGAAAGTCAATAGAATTTGCAAAGTACAGGGGAACTGATGATGGTGAATTAAGCCCAGTACTACCTCTTAACTATGAAGATACTATTGCTTATCTTATTGGCATAGGTGTAAATGTAAAATTTTTAGGACTAGATTCACCAGGATACCCACTAGGTTATAAAGCTAGACAAGAAGGTGGAACAATAGCTGAAGATAAATATGGTGATTATCCTGTATATCTTCCTGATATGGCTGATTCTATATTCGGACAATTTATTTCTAGTGATACAGAAATTATATCTTTACAAAGAAAATTAGTAAATGCAGGATATTTAACAACAACATTTGACCCTGGAAGATTTGATGAGGCTACAGAATTAGCTGTAGAAACTGCAATGGGTGTACACAACTCAGAAGGAAGAACACCTAATGTACCAGAAATTGCAGGTGCTTTATTAGATTTTTATGGTGTAGATACAGAGGGCAACGCAGTAGACCCTACTGTTTACGGTTTTACACCTGAAAGAGCTAGGGAAATAAAACAATTTTTTATGAATGAGTTAGATGTAGACATTGAACAAGAAGACCAAAGAATTAGAGCAGACTTAGTAGTTGAAGCTCCACGTATTGACGAAGAGCAAGCAGCTTACACAATGTTGCAGATGATACAACAACAGTATGGTTCAATGGGTGTAAGATATGACAATATTAAAAATGCTAGTACTTTAGTTAATAAACTACTTAAAGATGTAGCCGTAGAGTCTAAACAGAAAGAAAAAGATTCTATAGCTGCAAGTAAAGCAGCAGCAGAAGCTGCCTTAGATAAGCAAACAAGAATTGATTTATATAGACGTTCAAATCCTAATTTATCAGATGATGAATTAGCATTACTATATCCTGATGTATTTGCAATGGAGACAGTAGATGTAGTTGGTGAACTTGGACCATTCGGTTCAGGTGCAGGAAACTTTAGAGAAAACTTATTTGCTAATAGATTATCAAGAAGTATAGAGTCATTACTTAAACCTGAATTAGAACTTGATGAACAAAGAAATGCACTTAATCAAGCAACAGCTAATTTTTATAGAGCTGCAAGAGGTGCTAGAAACTTAGTACAAGGAGCACCTTCTTTAAATAGAGGTATTAATACATGACCCCTGCAGAGTTAGCAGCATTACTCATTAGTGCTGCTGTTAAACTTAAATCAGCAGGAATGGTTTTAGATAAAGACCCGTCAGAAAACTTTAATGATTTAGCTACTTTAGTGTCTATTGCTTATGCAGAAAACCAACAAGGAGAAAATATTGGCACAGGTCAATCTATATTACTAGATGAAAAGGGTAAAAAAGAACAATCATTTGGACCATTTCAAGTTAATAAATTTTGGTATAAAGACCACACAGATAAAGGAGATGTAACTGTAGTAAACAATGAGTTTACTGAGGTATTTGACGATAAGTCTCCTGAAGAAATGGAAGACCTAGTGCAAATTCCTGAGAATGCTGCTCTTGCAGCAGTTATAATTGCTAACAGTAATAATGGATATGAGAACTGGTCTGTGTATAATAAAGAGGTATATGGTATTAAAGACCAAGATTTTGATTCTGAGTTTTGGCGAACTGGGTTTAATGCTGCAGCAGAAGAATATTTTAAGCTACCTGAGGAAGATATGAGTAAATTAAAGCCAACAGAAACAGACCCTTTACCAGGGGAAGGTCAATCATTTGAACCAGTAAAACAACCTAACTATTCCTTAGGACAAGCAATGAGAGCTAGAGGTTATGGTGATAGAGAAGTAGTTAGATTTCAAAGACAGTTAGATAATCTAATTGCAGAGTTTTTTCCTGGAGAAGAAGATAACGAAGAAGTTATTAGACAAACAACAATAGCTGCTGCTCAATCAATAGGTATGCCATCTAACGCAATGAGTATAGAAGAGGCACAGAATTTAGATACAGTTAAGAATGTTGTTACTGATTTTATATATCAAATAGGAAAAAGAAAGGCTATGTTAAGTAAATGACGCCATATAAAGTAATACAAGGAGCAGACGGTAAATACACTATAACACCTGCACCAGGACAAGCAGTTGATGGTGTGACAGTATTTATAGATGCAGCGAGAGCTATGAAAGCAGCTAATGATTTAAATAAAGCAGGTGATACAGATACAGATATAGAAGTCGAAACTACAATAGTACCTGATGAAGTAAGAAAGGTAGGAAATAAATATTATTACGTCTATGCTATCGAACCTAAAGATGTAGGACTAGGTGAAGAAGAGCCTACTATATATTTTTACTATGAATCAGATTATCTATATGACCCTGCTAAAGATGTACCACTAAAAGAAGGCATAAGTGACATAGCAGATTTTGCTGTCAGCTTTGGTAACTTAGAAGAAATAGATGACAAGCTAAGAGGTAATCCTTTAGATTTATTAATAGAAGATATTTTTGCAGAAACAAAACGTAATCCATACCTATTAATGAAAGAAGAAGATGGGGCTGTAAATAATCTAGGTGAGGATGTTGGTGGAGAATATGCAGTTCTTTATACATACCTAGAAGATTTATTTGAGGCTAAAGGTTTTGATACTAAAGACTACGACCTACGAAGTCCTGCTTTGTTGGCTCTGTCTGCCGAGGAACGAGCATATGCATCAGCATTATTTTTAGGTAGTGATGTTAAATCGAACGCATCATTAAAAGCATTACAAGATAAAGCAATGCTAGAAGTATCTAGCCTTATGTTGAGATATGGTCTTACAGATATGGATGAAGATTTGGTAGAAGTATTTTATGATTTAAGATATAAAGGTCAACTAAATACTCAAACATTAGCTGAACAATTTAGATTAGCAGTCTTTACAGAACTACCTGGATATAGAGACCCTAAAATTACTCAAGCTATGAAAGACAACAATATACGTATGTCACAGTCCAAAGCATATATGAAAAAAGTAGATGATAGGATTATGTCAAAACTTGGTAAACAATTAGGTGCAGGTTTTAGCAAAGAAGATAAACAATATCTTACAAACGTATATGGAATAGAAGGTGGAGAAGCAATACTAGATGCTGAACTACAAGAGATATGGGATAGTAATGTATCAGAAAAATATAAAGGCAGAAATTATGCAACAGTCATGGCAGGTCTTAGACCAGTCTTAAACAGAGAAGGTAACTTTGATGAAAACGGAAGAGATGCAGAATTTGTACAAGATTTACTAAGAAGTGAAAATGATGTATTTAAAGATGCACGTAAATACTTTCTTAGTATTGGAGACCAAGGTGCTTTAAATAAAATGGCATCCACTCTTAAAACCAGTGGTCTACGTAATGTTATTAGTGGTGGTGCAGTGACGGGATTATATTAATGGCAGAAATAACTATATACAGATATGACTCTCCTGATGGAGAAACAATTAGTGATGATTACGCAAGAACACAAAGCCCAAATAATAATGACCCAAGTGTACCTAAATTTAAATCTGCAAAAGAAATGGCAGATTATTTAGTTGCCAACGCTAGCTATACATTTGAAAAACCTTCTGAAGGAACTACATCCACTGAAGGATTTTTTGAGGGAATAAATAAAATAATGGAAGGTTACAGTACAAATACTGATGAGGTAACTATACCTGATGACTTAGCAACTCCTAAACAGATAGAAGATTTAGTACCCTGGCTTGCAGGTAAAGGTGATTTATTAGACGTTTATACAGATAGCTATATAGAAACAGGTAGTGGAGATTTTGCTATAGCTGCTGTAAGAGCATCTGAAAATTATGCAACATACTACCCTGGCATCACTAGGGATGACGGTTCAATAAGAATGACTGAAACACAGTATGAAACAACAAGAGAAGGATACTTTAGAGTTTTACTGGAAAATGGGTTAAATCCCACAGTGTTCGATTCTGCAGGAAAAGTAGCAGAATTAATTGCAGGTGATGTAGATGTTCCTGAGTTCAGGACAAGAATAGAGAATACACGTACTGCTTTTGTAGATAATCCAAAAGCAAATGAAATTAAGTCTTGGTATCAAGCTAATTTTGGTGTTGACCTTTCTGATAATGCAGTGTTTGCAGCAGCACTTGACCCTGAAGTATCAAGGGCTATATTGTTAAATCAAATAGACCAAGCAGAGTTAGGTGCTGAAGCAGCATTAAGAAACTTAGACCTGAACACTAATCAAGCTCAAAGACTGTTACAAGCAGGTATTACAGAAGAAGGTGCTACAAGATTATTTGCAAGAAGTGCAGATGCAATCAGTAGACTATCTGCTTTATCTGCTAAACAAGGTAGGAAAAAAGTAATTGACTTAGGATTTACATTAGAAACAGATGTATTCCAAAACCCTGTAGAACAAAGAGAACAAGCAGCTATACTTGCACAGCAAGCCTCTTTAAGTTCAGCATCAGTAGGTGCTGCAAAAACTCAGGGTGGAGCAGTTGCAGGCTTAGAAGAAGTATAGTATACTACATATAGTGCCTGACGAGTTCGGCACACTAAATATAGGGTCGTAATTCGGCAATACCACCAAGGTGTGTTGTCTGTCATTCGTAAACCCTTGTGTACAATCCCTTTAATTACCTAGCGATTATTGTTATGGGATTTTTATATGCTAGAGAAGATGGAGAATATTATGGAAGAGAATACACAAATTGATGCTACAGAAGCTGTAGACGAATCTACAGATGGTATCAAACAACTTAGAGAAGAATATAAAAAGCTAAAGGCTGAGAACAAACAGTTCAAAGCAGATGCTATGAATACTGCTTTAGGTTCATTAGGACTTAGTGCAGACAAAGGTATCGGTAAAGCTGTTACGAAACTCTATGATGGTGATGTTACTGTAGATGCAATTAAGGAGTTTGTTGCTCAAGAGTTTGGAGAAGTTAGTAGTTCTGAACAACCTAGTGCAACTCCTGAAGTTAACAACAATGTAGTTGAAGCTCAGTCACGTGTAGAGCAACTAAATAAAATTGGTGTAAACGCAGAACCTGTTGACGTAGGTCAAGAGTTTCTAAACTTCGTAAGTGATTCCAATACAAAACCTAAAGATTCTATCAACGCAAAACTGCGAATGTTAGATACTTTAAAAGAACAAAACAAGTAATAATTTATATAGGAGAAGATAAAAATGGGAGCAATTAGTTTAGGTGCATCAAGCACTACAATTTACGCTCAACATGTTAATAACTTTTCTGGTGAATTGTTTAAAGTTGGTGGTCAAAGAACACCTTTACTTTCTGCAGTTGGTGGTTTGAATGGTGGTAAAGTATTAAACTCTACATTTTGGCAAGTCCAAGTAGAAGATAATGCAACCATTTCTTCAGAACCAACTAAAGGACAAGAAGGTTCTACACCTACAGAATATCTTGGAAGAGACAGAGCTGCATATACTTATGTAACTCAGATTTTCCACAAGGGTGTACAAATGACATACACAGCTTTGGCATCTACCCAAAATCAAAACCCTTTTGATTTGTCTGACAACATTGTAAATATCTCAGATGGAGATGGTACAACTACTGCAGGCGACAAATTGGCTTTGTTTGGTGGTAGCCCAGTAGCAGATGAATTTGCTTTCCAAATGGAAAAAGCAATGGAAAAAGTAGCAAGAGAAGTCGAGTGGTTCGCATTCAACGGTTCTTTCTCAGACGGTGCTAATACCACACCAGGTTCAGGCACTAGAGAAATGTACGGTCTTGATGTTTGGATTACACTCAACAAGAATGCTTCAAACACAGCAGCAGTTAACCCATTAGGTGGTAACTGTTACTACAACGACACAAATGGTGACGGCAGTGGTTCAACACAAGTCATCTCTTTCGCAACTATTTCAGGTGCGTTAAAGAGAATGTATGACAACCATGCACCAATGTCACAACCAGTATTGTGCGTTAGTCCAAAACAATTACTAGACCTTAACAACGAACTTGTTAAAGGTACAGTTGATATAGCAGGAGCAATCATTCCTAGAGATAGAAATGTTGCAGGTGTCGACATTGATACAATCATTACACCATTCGGTTCAATCGGATTGATGGTTATTGACCCTGATATCATGCCTGACAATACTGCTTTCATCTTAGACTTAGCCTTCATACAACCAGTATTCACAAATATCCCAGGATATGGAACTGTGTTCGTACGTGACTTAGACCAAGATGCAAACGCTAGAATTGGTAAAGCAATATATATGGAGATGGGATTCGAGTTCGGACCTCCTTCATATCACTGCAAGATTCAAGCAGTAAGTTAATAATTTAACATTGAAGATTAGGGTGGAACTCCACCTCCACCCTTTTCTTCTGCTATAGTAAGGAAGATATGATTAGTAAAACAGCTTTAATAGACGTATCAGCAGACAACAGTAATTCATTAGGTGTTAGTGCAGATGGAATGCTACTATGTGGTATCCAGTTTCCTGCAGCTATGACAGGTTCATCAATTACATTTGACTTCGCATTAGACAATTCTACATGGGCAGATGTTTTAGAAACAGATGGTAGTGCAGTTAGCTACAGTGTATCAGCAGGTGATGTAGTAAGAGTTGACCCTTCAGGTTGGGCTTTTGCAAGTAATGGCTACATAAGACTTACATCTAATGGTAACGAAGCTGCAGATAGAAAAATAATATTACACTTTAGACACGGTTAGGAGTTACTCATGGGTATGCTCTTAATGTTAAAAGAGGGAAGAAATCTTAATATAGAAAGTATTCCTGACCAACCACTAGAACCTTCATTTCCTATTGTTGACCCAAACGATAATGCAAATGATGGTTGGTTTGGATTAGGTGCTTTTGGTCAAGCAATCTTTGCTGCTAAATTAGTTGAAGAAGGTGCTGCATAATGAGTACCAATATTAGAGATTTAGTAGATAGAGTTTATAGAGAATATCTTGAACCTATGGATGACTTAACATCTTACACAGTTTTAAATGAAGGTGGTACGTTAACTTCATCAGATACAGTAATTACATTTAATGGTGATTTACTGACACAAGAAGAAGAAGATGCTATGGATGGAGGAACAATTATAGAATGTGAAACAGAACTTATGCGTTGTGTTTCATTAGATACAGTAAATAACCAGGTAACAGTAGTTAGAGGAGTAAGAGGAACAACAGCAGCAGAACATGTAGATGGTAGTGTGTTAAAAATAGCACCTCCATTTCCACGTAAAAATGTTTTTGATGCAGTATGTGACCAAATTAAAAACTTATATCCTACTTTGTTTGCAACAGAAACAAAACAAGTTACATCAAAAACAGGTTACATACCATTAGATGGAGCGAATGATAATTATTTAATTGCACCCATAAAAGCTATATCGCAATACACAGACTTCTCTGCAGGTTCAGATGAAACAGGTATTGTGTACACTGGTGTAGCAGTAGAACTTATAGACTTACCTAACCCATTTACTTATACAGATTCAGATGGTGTGTCACAAACGATTACATACAGCAACAACGGACCTGATAAAGTAAATGCAGTACAAGTTTATAACGTAAACTCAGGTCATACAGTGTTTATTACATTTAAGAAAAAGTTTATTGAACCAACATCAGAGTCAGATACATTGGCAACTATAGGACTAGAGAATGAATATGAGCCTATTATTATGGCAGGTGTAGCTGCACAACTAATGTCAGGTAGAGATATACCTACAGCTACAGCAGACTATATATCTGAACAATTATCTGTTCAAAGTTTTCCAGTAGATTCAGCAACAAGGATTAGAAACTCATTACTCGCATATCAAAGAGCTTTAATACAACAAGCACGAAAGGACCTTAGAGCTAGATACCCTGAACCAGTTACTATTAATAACTTGAGTTACGGATAATGCCAAGGTTAACAACTCAGGCAGAAGAGAGTAATCCTAAAAGAAAAGGATATGACTTTCGTGTAGACAATCAGCTTTACAGAAGTGCTATTGGTCCTGGTAGAGAAATGACCATACAGTCATCAGAAGTTGCAGATGCAGGAGTAAACGTAAGGCAAAACCCTGAAGACTTTACATCTAACATAGGTCGTATATATTCAAGAAATGATTTTAGTGGTGGTTCTAATTTAGATTCAGCTCATAAATCAAATGGTAACCCAAATGATGTAAGAAGGTTTTGGGATAGTCAAGGTGTAGATGTTTTTAACACAGACCTAGGTAAAGGATATAATGTACAGTTACTACACACTACAGAAAAAGAACAAGCATTATCATCTGCTGTAAGCCATATGGCAGTAGTTGGTACAACTATCTATGTATCAGATGATGAGACTTTGTACAAATCTATAGATGGTGGTGACAACTGGACTACTGTAACGGAGGGTCTTACTGCAGGTTATCAGATAAAAAGTTTAGCTGCACATGGAGATTTACTTTATATAACAGCCAACAATGGTTCTGCAGGTGAAATAGAGACTTTAACAAGTGGTGGTACATCTACACAAAAATTATCAGCAGCAGTATATGACAAAATATTTTCTGTTAAAGGAGACCTTCTTGTAAGTATAGGTAATGCTTTACACCAATATGACGGTGAAACGACAGTAGGTAGTGCTATAGTTACACTCCCTTCAGGACAAACATTTACAGATGCTACAGATGCAGGTGCTGCAGTTTTGGTGACTGCAACAGATGGAAGAATATATTCTTTAAAAGATGTAGCAGGAACATTTACACTAAAAGGTCAAACAGAAATATCAGGTGAACAGCCTACATGTATTGTAGAGTCACAGGGTATAGTATTTTACGGAACAAAAGAACTACAAACTGGTTCTAAAGTTATCGGAAGACTATACCGTGCAACTTTAACTGTTGCTGATGACTTGTATGTACTAGCACAAAATCAATTAATAAAACAATGGGATGAAGATAGTATAGATAATTCACCTAATGCATTGTTTACCACAAGAGATAGTGTTTATACAGGTATAAAAGAATCAGGAAGTACAAGTTTTTTATGGAGATATTATTTACCTACAGCAGGTATAGCTAGATATTACAAAGCTAGTGCAGGAGGTACAGTAAATAATATAGTCAGTGTAAATGAAAAGTTTGTGTTCACTGTTACTTCTGATGGAGTTTATCAACAAACTTCTAATTATGAAGCAGAAGGTTTTCTTATTGCACCTCCTGCAGATTTCTTTACAGCAGAAAATAAACAGTTCGTAGAAGCTAGTGTTGAAGTAGAAGAACTAGCTAGTGGTGAAAGTGTTGAACTACATCTATCAAATAAATACGAAGCTATTAATGATAGTAATGACAGCACTTGGGATTTAGAAGTAAATGCCGAATCAGGTGTTGGAGAACAAGCAGTACAGCTATCAAGAGTAGCTAGGTATGTAGTAGCTAAGGTTGTTTTAAAGTCTGCAAACCAAACAACATCTCCGAAGTTTAAAGCATTTAGAGTAAGAGCCTTGGCAAGACCTGAACTTGTAGTAATACAAATACCAGTAAACATTTCAGACAGAGTAGAAAGACCATTTAGAAAACCTATACTTGTTAGAAACTTAGGTGAAACTATTTATCAATCATTAAAAGATAAAGAAGGTAATGCTGTTACATTAGAGTTGTATGACCCTGCAGAAATAATTAGAGGTGTAGTAGAAAAAATTACATACCCAATACAAAGTAATGCAAATGTTGGCAGCGTAACGCAATATGCTATACTGACTGTCAGAGGTACAAGACAGCAAACCTTTAGCCAAGTAACATCAGGCGATATACCTGGCGTAAAAGGTTTTGCAATTATGAGATTTGGATAAGATAATAGTATATAATGGAGAGATATGGTAGCTAGAGAAACCAATATAGTAAATGCTTTTGAAACCACATTGGCTGCACAGTTAGCACAAGGTGGCACAACAATGGAATTAGCACAAGACCCAGGAGTAGACAGTCCTGCGTATTTTGTAATTGACCCTGATGATGACAGCAACAGAGAAGTAGTTTTATGGTCATCAGGTTCTAACCACGCATCTGCAACAGTAGTAAGAGATATGGATGGTAAGCATGGTACAGCAGAAGATGCTTCTACTGCACCAACACACGCATCAGGAACTAAAGTTAGATTAGCTGTAGTTAAACAACACATACAAGAAGCACATGATGCTATTCAACAAGGTTTTGTTTTAGAAGATGGTGATGGTACAGAGGTAACAATAAACCCTGCTGTCGCATCAGGAGTTTATACACAAAGAGAAGTAAAGTTTGTAGATGGTAATGGTATAGATATTAACTGGACAGATGTTTCAGATGGTACAGATGGTGACCCTTATGATTTAACATTTGGTGTAGATATAGCAAATGCTACAGAATTAGCATCAGGTCTTGCATTAACAGATGAATTATTAGTATCAGATGCAGGAGATATTAAGAGAATGGATGTATCTTTAATAGCAGATGCTATTGATGGTGCAGGTATAGATGCTTCTGCAGGAACATTAGTAAATGCTGCTGTTGGAAAACAATCTATGTGGATACCTGCTTCAGCTATGTACCCTTCAACTACAACTGGTTGTTCAGCATTAACACAAGTAGAAACAACTGCAGGTAGACCTGACTTAAAGGTATTAGATTTTGCAGATGGTGCAGATAGTTATGCACAATTTTCTATAGCTATGCCTTCTTTTTGGAATGAAAACACAATAACTTTTCAATCATATTTTACTGTAACTGGTACTGATACAGGAACAGTACAGTTTGCTTTAGAAGGATTAGCAGTATCAAGTGATGATACTATTAACACAGCATTTTCAAACCCTGCTGTTCATACAGCATTAGCACATAGTGGTACTTCTAATGACTTAATGGTATCTGCAGAAAGTGCAGCATGTACAATACAAGGTTCACCTGCTGCAGGAGATAATGTATTTTTTAGAATTACAAGAGATGTGTCAGGTGATACACAAACAGGTGCTGCAAGACTTATAGGAATAAAAATATTCTACACAGTAGATGATGTCCACGAGGCATAAATGGTTGGACCTACTACATTTGGTTATCAGAACCTAGGTTTCGGTGCAGGTGGAGTTTTAGATTTAGGTAAATTAGAACACTTACAAACTCAAACAGTATCTAGTCAATTTTGTGATTTTACTGCTTTGCAAGAAGCAACTTACAATGTTCACCTATTTACTTTTACTGATATACATATCGGTACTTCATCTTCTCCTAATCAAACAGAATTTAATTACAGACTATCTAATGATGGTGGTACAAGTTATGAAACAGGTTATCAATTTGCAAATCAAAGGGGTATAGCAGATGGCAGTTTTGCTGAAAGAAAAAGTTCAAGTCAAGATAGTGCAAGACTATTTGGCGACATTGATGAGGACGCACATTCGTTAGGTAATGGTTATATGTATTTATACAATGCAGGGGATAGTGCAAAATATACCTTTGCAACAAGCCATACAGTTTTTTCAGATTTTCAGGACTTAGCAGCTTTTGAATTTGGAAGTCAAGTTTATGACCACTCTGAAACAATAAATGCAGTAAGATTTGGTGCAAGTGTTTCATTAACTGCTTTAACAAGTGCAACTATATCTCTATATGGAATTGCAGAAAGTTAGATTATGGCATTAGGTAATTTACAATTAATACACAAAGAAACTATTTCAGCTTCAACAAGTTCTGTAAGTATAGACAATGTATTTTCATCTAATTATGATGTTTATAAAATTACTATAAGTGGTGTAAGTACAGTTGGAACATCTGGAACATTTCTTGCTATAAGATTTATTGATAATTCAGGAAGTGTTATTACAGATAATGAATATGATTGGGCAGATTTAGAAATGAGAACTGATGGATTTACTGAAGATAATGATGTAGGTGTGTCTTTTATGAGAATGAATGGTATAGCAGACCAATCCCCAGAGAGTTTAGGAGAAAATATAAATATTTTTAATCCTTATGACAGTTCAAGTTATACATTTATAAATGGGCAATCTAGTGGTAGTTCATCAAATCTTCTTAGAGCAGGTAAAAATATTGGAGTACATAAAGTTGCAGAAACTATTAGAGGATTTGCAGTAATAGAAACTAATGGCTCAAGACCAATTAATAGTGGAAATATATGTGTATATGGAGTTAAATAATGGCAGGTAGCTTAATAAAAATAGATGAGTTTTCAATATCAAGTGCAGTTGCAAGTGTAATTCTTGGTGGTGGAAGTAGTGGTAGTAGTGGGTTAAATGTTTCTATTGATAGCACTTATGATGTGTATATGTTGAAATTTTTTAATGTTTTAGGAACTTCAGGTAATAACAATTTAGAAATGAGAGTAACAGAAAGTGGAACACCTAACACAACTTCTAACTATGATTGGGTAGCAAAAAAATTAGATGCAACAACTTCTTTTGGTAATCAAAATGTACAAAACTTAGACCACTTTTATTTAAACATTCAAGTTGGTAATGACACATCAGATGGAGAACAAAACAATGGAATTGCATACATTTTTAATGCAAATAATTCTAGTGAATACACTTTTTACACACAAGAAACAGTTTATCTAAATCCATTTTCAGGTGGTCTAAATGGAGCACAGGGTGGTGGAGTATTCACTTCTGCTAGTGCAGTTGATGGACTTAATATATTTTTTTCAACAGGTAATATTGATAGTGGAACTTTCACATTATATGGTTTAAAGAAGTAAGTATAAGAAATATATGGTAACATAGGAGATATTATGGCAACATTAGAAGAACTAACAACAGAAGCTACAGCAGAAATTGAAGCTGCAAAGCCACTGTACAAACAAGTTAATAATGAAAGACTTGAATTTTCTGAAGCTGATTATGACCAAGCTATAACAGACCTTGCTAATAACAAATGGAATTACCAACAATTCGGTTATATACAAGCTAGACAAGAGGCTTATGGTTCTATAGGTGACCAACTTGATATGCAATACTGGGATGCAGTAAATGGTACTACTACTTGGAAAGACCACATAGCACAAGTTAAATCAGATAATCCTAAACCTGAATAATTTTTATGATATAATCCAATCTATGGATTTTTTATTCGGATTTATTCTCGGTTATTTATGTAAAGAAGTTGCAGTTTATCTCAAAAGATTAGCTGTTGGACCTGTTCCACAAGACTGGGATAAAGAATGGGATTGGATGTCACCTCTCCAGGAAGATGATTTACCATAAATGACAAACAACAATGGCTACACGCAAAAGGAATTACTCAATATGGTCATTGAAAGACTTGATAGATTAGAAGAAAAACTAGATGCAAAACTAGATAAAGCAGAGTTTTATAAAGTATTAACGCTACTTGTAGCATTAGGTGGAGTTGTTGCAGCGATTGTAATGTAATGTTGCGAATCTTATTCGCAGTATTTTTACTGCTACCACTACCTTTATATGCTAATGAAAATAATACAGATACTACAGATACTTCTACCACTACTACTACTAGCACTACTACTACTATCCCAGGAGAAACCGAAGAGGTAGAAACATTTGATGGTCCACCTCCTGAAGAAGAAGAGGAAGTAGAAGAAGAAACTACAGAAACTACTACAACTACTACAACATCTACTACAACT